AGCTAGAAAGGTATTAGGATATGAAAAATGACATCTTATTTAGAGGAATTCGTCAAGACAATCATGAATATGTTGAAGGCTATTATTGTAAATATCCTCATAAGTTCAGCGAATTCTTGAACGACTATATATTAGTTTTAGAATATGATGCTGAGACAGAAGCAGCTATTTGTATGGCATATCAAATAGATTCAGAATCGGTAGAGCGGTTTACAGGAACTAATGATATAGACAACATCAAAATTTTTGAAGGTGATATTGTATCAGCTTATAAGAACAATGATGTGTTATTTACAGAAGTTGTTACATTCAGAAATGGCTGCTTTTGGTTTGGAAATTGGTCTTGGATTGAATTTCTGAACGTATTCAGACGCATCAAAGTTATTGGAAATACATATACTAGTTGAAAGGAGAGCATTATGGCAAGCATTAAAGAATTGAAGAGGATGTGTAAGTCATTTGAAACATCTTGTAACGGTTGTCCTTTTCAGAATGAAATAGATGGTGGCTGTTTAATAACAATGTTAGCATATGATTGTTTCCCTGATAACGCTGATGAGATAATTGATAAATGGATGTTAGAACACCCTATAAAAACATACATGCAAGACTTCTTTGAAAAGTTTCCGGATGCACCAACAAAAGAAAACGGAGCTCCAAAGATTTGTCCTCGATACATATATCCAGGATTAACAAATGACTGTTGTGGAAACTGCTTAGAGTGCTGGAGCGTAGAGATGAAAGTAGGTGAAGACTAATGGCAAGCATTAAAGACTTAAAAAGAATGTGTAAAGCTTATGACGCTTGTATTGATTGCCCAATGAGTGAAGCAGGTTGTGCTTCGCCTAATAAGTTCTATGACAACGCTGACGAAATTGTTGACAAGTGGGTATCAGAGCATCCTGTAAGGACATATGCTATGGACTTCTTCGAGAAGTTTCCGAAAGCTCCAAAAGATCCGTCTGGATGTCCAATGCCATGTATTAGGTTGATATATCCTGAAGCTATGGACAAGTCTTGCTTAGAATACACGTGCAAGGATTGTTGGAATCAACCTATTCCTGAAGATAAATGATTTGAATTAGAAAGGATGAGTGCAAATGAGTAGCATCAAGGACTTAAATCGCATGTGCAGAAACCACGAGGAGTGCAATGGCTGCCCTTTATTTATTGGAGGTTTTGCACAGTGTAACCCAAGTGAGTTTCCTGATAATGTTGATGAACTTGTTGACAATTGGGTTCAAGAAAACCCTGTAAAGACGTACGCTTTGGAATTTCTCACGAAACTTACAAATGCACCACAGATGGATAGAGATAAAATACCTAAAGTTTGTAGAAGTCTTATTTATGGTGGCATCTGTCCTAAACAATGCAATATAGTGTCAAGTTGTGTTGACTGTTGGAACATGAAGATGGAAGAATAATGACTTGTGTTGTATGTGATAAATGCGGAAAACCTATTCCATATGTTAAGAAGAAAAATATTCTTGGAATTGAAGAATATGTACTTGACAGAGGAACAGTAAGAAGTTCTGAATGGCAAATTGATACAATGTTTTATAAATATGATTTATGCAAAAGTTGTGCAGATAATATTTCATTGCAAGCAGACAATTTATTTCTAAGGATGAAATTAGCAGTACTAAAGGAGGCAAATGAGAATGAATGAAACATTGAAACCTTGTCCGTTCTGCGGCGGCACAAAACTAAAGATTGAAAGTAAGCGTACTTTTAATTATGGTAAAAAACATTGTTCTGTTACAGTAAGATGTATGAAATGTCATGCAAGAAGTCCAGTTGTTGGAATCAATGTGGACAATAATCAGTACAATGAGCGTGAACTTTGTGAATCACAAGTAACGGAAGCTTGGAACAGGAGGAAAGATAATGGATAATTTAATTGACGGTCTTGCAATGCTACATTTTTTCAATCAGCGAGCAGGTCGAGAGCTTTGGCAAAGTAAGCCAAAAGAAGTACAGGATCATGACATATCTACTGCTGATGAAATTTTAAGCAAAGCGATTCAGAAGCTTAAAGAGACACAACCTGTTGTACACGCTGAGTGGATATGTCATGAACCGGAAATCGGGCTTTATTATTCATGTTCCAGATGCGGACATAACACATTGCAAGGAATGTATAAGTTCTGCCCTAACTGTGGTGCAAAGATGGACGAAAGCGAGGATGACAAACATGAATGATATCAAACTTAAACCGTGTCCGTTTTGTGGTGGTAAAGCGTTGTCAAGAATTCGCATCATGAGAAATGACCCAGTAGATTATGCTCAACTTCAAATCTATTGTTCAAAATGTAACATTGATAGAGCTAAAAGAATAGATAACAATCGTACTCTTGATAATCTGCAAACTGTAATGAGTCAACTTATCGACAGTTGGAATACACGGAGTATAGTTATAAGTGAGTAGGTACAAGATATATTTTGACAACAAAGCATACACAGGAACATGTTATCTAAATCAAGGTAAGTATTATGCCATCCTTGATAGTAAAATTCCTAAGATGTATAAGAATAAGGAAATTGCTGAACGTGCAGCTAAAGCTTGTGTACATCTATTTGCAAATTTATCAACTGACTATGAAATCATTGAAGTAAAGGAGAATGAATATGACTGAATTTATTTCAAGAGTTAACCAGGATGAATATGAAATCACTTTCAAAACAAGTATCTGGTCTGAATACAAAGAGATTCAAGAGGCTATGAGATCTATCATAGATAGACAGAAAAGAACATCTATACAATTAAATACAAATACTTGTGTAATCTGCGGTGCAGAGATTCCCGAAGGTCACCAAGTTTGTCCAACATGTTCTAAAGAGAGGTAACTTATGGAAAAGATATGTAAGATATGTGGTAAGCCGAGATTTATGCTTTCATGGGAAGATACTTGCTACACTTGTAAGCAGAATCAACATCTAACAGCAATACAACAAATGATAAAAGATAATCAAGAAGATGTTGATACGTTTTCTAGTGATTATATTATTTGTCCGTATTGTGGTAATGCGTTAGATACTAAGTATGGGTATGAGGACTTCCCAGAATTATATGAAGAAGGTGATCATGAACTAGAATGTGATGAGTGTGGAAAGACATTTATATTGGAGACAATGGTATCATACTCTTATGAAACACGCAAACCCGATGAATGATGAATCGTTATTATAATCATAAATAACCAAGGAGGACTATACATATGATTACAAATTTCCGAGACTGGAAGCTGTTTGCACATGAGTTCTATGTGTACGAAGTAAACGATCATCGTAGATATGAGATACTGGTTGAATTTTATGAACAATATACAAATGTACTCAACGCTATTGTGACACTGTACATCTCAGGATACTATGAGGATAAAAGACTAGAATCAGGTAAATGTTATAACAGACATCGCCTGGTTGATTCGAAACCGCTTCATGAAGCATTAAAGGTCGCACATATGCATTATGAAACAAATTTTTAATGAGGAGACAGATGTATGAATATCATTAACGCAAACGCTAAATATCTTAATCCTGACAATGTACATCCTTACAAATTCATGGAAGTGATAGGACGTACTTGTTATAAGTCTGAAAACAATATAACAGAAGACAGCAGCACCAAGTTTGTAAGAACTCTTATGAACAATGGTCATACAGCAATGCTAGAACATTCGCATATCATTATACAGACAACTCGTGAACATGCAGCTTATGTCAGGG